TATATCTAATTTAATTCCTATTTTGCCCAAAATGCTTTGCGCTTTTTCTGCAAAACTATTTAATTTATCTGCAAATCTGTTAAATCCATTTATTATTGCATTTATCATTTTTTCAAAGTTTTTAGGCAAATTAGTTAAAAATGGTGTTATGTATTTTTCTACTATTTCTGTAAATTTTCTAAATGCTGGCGCTAATGCAGTTAACAATAGTGAAACGATTGTTAATATTGGTGGTGCAAGTTGTGCTATTAATTGACCGATAGCAGAAACAAATGGTGCTACTGCTTGAATTGCACCAACTAATTGCGGGCCGATTTCTTGGACAAGATCCACAATAACTGGTAACAATGCTTCTGCAATAGGCAGTAACTCTTGTCCCATTGTGGCTTTTAATTCTGTTAATTTTGCACGTGCTTCGTTTGATTTAGCTGCAAAACTTTCTTGTTCTGCATTTAAATAACCTTGTGTGACTAATGACCGTTTTTTAATTAATTCTAAAGTGGCCATTGCTTTTTCTTGTTGGGTTAATTGTTTAGCGTTTTCCTTACCAGTCATTGCAAATGCTTGTGTTTGCACATCTGCTTCCATAATTGTTATACCGTAAGTTTTAAGACTTTCACGTTCACCTAATAATGCTTTGGTAAATGCTTGCATAACTGGTGTTGCACCACCTTGAACGTTGTTAAAAGCTGCAACGTCACCAGCAACTACTGCTAATTGTTCACCAAGTTTTGCACTTTCTTCAGCAGTAAATCCAACAGACTGTACAACTTGTCCAGTTGTTTTTAGAAGATCTTGCAATTCAAAATTAGCCATACCAGCTTTGTTTGCAAATTCTTCAACAAAGGCGTTTAGTTGTTGACCACTTTCACCAGTTCCAAAAACAACATCAAATGCAGATCCAGCTTCTTTTGCACTAGAAGCAAGGTTGACCATTTCTTTGCCAACAGTACCAGCTGCAAGTCCAATACCAGCAATAGCAGTTGCACCAACTTTAGCAATACCAGTAGCAACATTGCCTAAACCTTGTAATGCTTTTTGTCCCCTTGTTATTGATTTAACTAGACCGTCAGTTTTACCAACAATACTTATTACTGCTTCACGATTTATTTTTGCCATTTACTTCTTTCCCAATGCCTTTGCTAATGCTTCATATAAACGATCATTGTACGTACTCATAATTCTATCTTGTTCACGTGCCACTGTTCTTTGTACTACATATCCACCTTTACCAAATTGTGCAAAACTAGATGTACCACTTGCGTATTGGTTTCCAATCCAACGTCTATAAGGAAACGTTGCACCACGTCTTGAATAACGTAATTTACCGACTGCGTTACGATTTATTTTACGCATGTTGCCACCTTTGCCAAGTGGGACAAGCAAACTATCACGACCAAATTCCATAGACAGTGCAGTTGGTTGTCTGTCAGTTGATCTACCAATTTTGATCTTAGCTTGTGTTCTTGTTGCTTGTGGTTTTATATTATTAGCAGATCTAATAGCTTTTGGCACTGGTTGTTTTTTAGCTAATGATCGTGATTTATCAGATACTTCTTTGGCTATTTCCCTATTAAATGCACGAAGCGCTTTCAATACGTCAGTTTTACCATAACGTTTTAATTCACTAACAATTTCTTTTATTTCAGTGTTATCAATCGCTAAATGATTAAGTTTCGTTACCATTGCTATTTCTTTTTTCAATCATTTGGCAAAGTGCTTCAAACATATCCATGTCCAAGTTCATGATTTCGTTGGGACTAACCCCAACTTCCAGACTTACTACTGCTACTAGATCAATGAACTTGTTTAACCTTTTGGGTTATCAGTTCCCCCAGTTATGTCAATTTCTTCTACTTTTTCAATCCAAGTGTCATAGTCATCTGTTACACCATTACGTTTTGCTGATAACCAAGCTAAGTACAATATCCACTCATACTTCTGCGTTTCAGTAAGTTCAGATATTGGCACGTCAAATTTTCTTTCAAATTTGACTATGTCAGCTGGTTTTATCTTTAGTTCGTAAGTTGTACCGTCAGACATTATGACGGTTATATTACCCACTAGGAAGTAGCTCTAGTTATCGTCCCACTTGTTGGAAACGACACGGAACTTGTAGCCAATTCACCTACTGCGTTTGAAATAGGAATATGTTGGTTTACAAGGATAGATCCACTATAACTTGGGTTAGTTGCGCTAACTGATCCACTTGTTGCTTTCAATACAAATGTTGTTGTTGATCCAAAAAGTGGGTGCAAGGTTGCGTCAACTTCACTACTTGCAAAATCTTGTTGGAAATCAATGGATAGTGTTCCACTTTTTAACCCACCAGTTTTGCTCATAAATGTGCTGCCCATAGCCGTAGTATCTATTTCTTCAGCGTTAAGTTCAAGTGTCACACTAGCTACATGATCTGATAGATCAACGCTATTGATAACCAAACTTGCGTCTGTTAATACAAATTTTGCCATTTAATAAATCCTTTCTTGATTTAATTGTAAATATTATATATTTAGATTTGTTATGTGTGTTATTCTATGCCAACTGTTGCATGAATATTAAAACTTGGATTTGTACCAGATACAGTGTAATTTAAACGCCAATGTGTATCTGTAACTGCGCCAGCAACACTTTGAAAGTCAGCACCAATAGCAGTGATCCCAGTAAATGTGATCCTATCAGTTGGGCTTGTAAAACTTGAATTGTCATCTGATTGTAGTTTAAAAGTAATTGTTGGTGTAGAAGTACCACTAACACTTGTGCAATGGATTGCTACATAACATTTTTCTGTTGCGCCTACTGCACCCAAGTTAGCGCCAGTAGAGTTACCAGAAGCAGTTATTGCACCGTCAAGCGCTATTGTTCCACGTACCATAACTTCTGACGATTGTGACTTAGTTACACTAAATGGTGCAATCTCACCAACTTCGCCAAAGATCTGGTAACTAAATTCCCTTGACTTTGTAAAGTACGCAATATTGCCCACACCCGCGTCCGGCACAGTTGTTACTATTAATTCATTGCCTATTGATGTACCAAGTAGTGCGTCTGGCTTGTTTGCGCCAGCTTCATAGAAACCGTCCAAACTAAGTTCTGAATTTTTAAGACCAGCTAGTTTTTCTGTAAATCCACCAGATTGTAGCGTTGTTGCGTCTAGTTCTTCAGCAGTTAGTTCTAAATTAACATTGGTTACGTGATCTGATAGATCATAACCACCACTGAATACCTTACCGTCATTAAATACAAATTTAGCCATTATCTTCTACTTCTTCCCATGCTTCGTTAATATCTGGTGTGCTTTTATCATCTTTTATAAACGTACCGTCTTTTTTTCTAGCACGTCTTTTTTTAATTGTAGTAGCTTCAATATGTCCACCTTTAATTAATGATTTAGCAACATCTTCATCTGTAATAGTTATTGTTTGGCCTTTTTCTTTGCCCATAACTTTTTTATTTCCTACGATCTTATATTTTGGCATTATCTACCCCCACAACAACCGTTTCCACAACAGTCCATTATGCACTTCCTTTCGTAAATACTTCAATAGTAAGATTAGCACCCACACCGTCAATTCCGTTTAAACTGACATCAGCCGCATAATTATTCATGCCAGTAACTCTAGCGTCTGTATCTGATAGGCCTAAAGAACTATTATTGTAAATAACTTGTCTTATGCTTGATGATCCAGATCCAGTAACAAATGCGTCTAGTTTATCTTGTGCAGTTCTGCTATCAGCTCTTTGCACTGCAACAGTTAATTCAAATTCATAACGATCAGTACCACGTTGCATTGCTAAATCAAATTCAATAGATGTTGGGATAAACAAACAAACTGGAAAGTTTATTGCTTGATCTGGGACTGTATCGTAAACACGGAGTCCACTTATGTTTGAAATAGTAGTTTTTAAACCGTCACGGATCTGCGCCATTGTTGCCATTACGCTAACCCAAAAACAGTGCCTTTACGAAATGGTGCAATTAATCTTGTGATTTCCCTATTTTGTTGTATGTTAACAACACCAAAGTCACCTACACCAGCTACGCCTAGTGGTGCATTACGCATTGCAAACAACTCACTGGCTAGCATAAGTGTGGCTTGTCTTATTGGCTCTGGGACTTCTGAATAACCCCATTTAGCAGTTATTTCAGCACGTGGCCTATTGCTTGAATAATCTAGTGGCCACTCATGGTTTCCGTCAGATATTAATTCAACAATGTAAAAAGGCGATATTAATATTCCACCAACTACTTGATTTATTGGTAATAATTGAAATTCTGAAGCAGATACGGTTGTTTCATAAACACCGTCATCATCATCATCATATTTAACTACTAATCCAGTAGTTGTTGAAATATCATCTACATGTAATCTATATAGATCGTTTGTAAAAAATTTTCTTGCAGTTGCATTTTGTTGAAAGAAGATACGCCCACAAAAAGTATCTATTTGCCTACTGGCCGCATTTATTGCGTCATCAAGAAGATCATCATCAGCAGTATCAGAAGTAGGAATACCGTTAAATTGCTTTAACTGGTTTTGTGTACAGTAGCCATTAGTAATTGCCATTTGAAATTATCTACCTTTCTTTCGGCCTTTACCTTTGCCACCTTTCATTTTCTTTTTTCCGTAATGCTTACCGGGCATGATCTACTTCTTTTTTTCTACTTTTTTTTCAGCTTTAGGTTTTGCAGTTTTTGTTTCAACTGATCCACCAGCTTTTTTAATTGCTTCTTTAACTTGTTTAGCACGATCTGCTTTCTTGTATATTTCGTAGTGCTTCAACTCTTGTTTCAGCGCTTCTATTAATTCTTTGTCTTGTTTTGCCATAATTCTTTCCTATATGGTTTGGCGTGTCTGTTGCCAGACACACCTAAACCAAATTAATTAGAAACTAGGTGTAATTAGTCCAGTTCCTTGTATTTTTGTCATGCCAGCTGGGTATCTTCCAGAAGCAAATGCGTTGTAACCATAAACAACCATTTTTGTTGTTAATGATCCAGCATTTGTTTCTTCAAACTTCAACTGGAATAAATTATCTTCAAATAGAATATGATCGTCAACTTTGATTACATAGATCTGATCTTGGTCATTTCCACCACCGTCAGAAGTTGTAATGTTAGCGTCTGTGATCACTGGAATACCTAAAAGATTTCCAACAACGTTTCCGTATGCGGCAGCTTCACCAATGCCCATTGGATTATCTGGGTTGTTTCCTTGTGGAACAATTAACGGTCTGTTAGAACTGTCAAGTCCAGCAGTGAAGAAACCCCAACGTCTTGGGTGCATTAGTATTGCAGTAGCTGGTGCAAATCTATTTGCATTAACTTTTTGTACTGCGTCTGCTAACTTAGGAAAGGCCTCAGCAACTGTTGGACTTGCGTCTGTATAAGTTACTGTATTTTGGCCAGATACGTTTCTGATACCTAAAGGTTGTCCAGAAGATCCAGATCCCTCAAACATCAATCTATCTAATTCACCATAATATGCGGCAACTAAGTCACCGAAAATGATGTTTTCTATGCTGAAGCCCGGTTGACCACCTCTTTCAAGTGCTTGTCTTGAAACATCTTGCTGGCCAGCTACTGTATCAACATTAACTGTTAATAAAGTATCGTCCATGTTTGTTTCTTGAACTGCACTGTTTTGTGACGCTTGAACTGCGGCAGCAGATCCAGTAGTAATTCTGGACACTTCCACTTTCATGCCATAAGCCGGTAATGGCTTTTTAGGAACTGCGTTATAAAGTGCAGATCCAGCACGTGCAATTGGTGCGTATTCGTCAACAAGGTATTGTGGAATAACTAGCCCAGTAAATGCGCCTGTTCCAATATCCCTAGCTTCATATTCTTGGTGTGAGTTAACTCTTTCTTGTGCTTTAAAATCACCTTGTCTAGCTGCATAAGCGTCTGCAAAAAATGAGTGTTCCCCACCCTTTCTGTACATGTCTGGCTCATTGACTTCAACAATAGCTTCTTTTTCGCTAAGATCTTCATCTTCCACACCTAAAGCATTTCTGCTTTCTTTAACTGCTTCAAGAGTTTCGTTTAGTTCCCTTGCTTCGTCAATTTTTCCGTTAAGATCTTTGATTTCGCCATGTAGCTCTTGTGATCGCGCAAATTTTGCGTCAAATTCTTCACCAGCGTCCATTGCGTCAAGTTCTTCAACTAATTGATCAAGCTCAGCAACTTTACTATCTCTAGCTTCAATTATGTTTTTCACTATGATTTCCTTTTGTGTGTTTTCTTTTACTTATGCGTCTAGTGTAAATATTAAGTGTGTGATACGACTTCGTTTTTACGGCTCTACGACTTTTTACGAATACCGTCCCTTTCAAGTTTCATTTTTAACAATTCAACTTTGGGATTGCTTCGTTTTTCATCAACATCATTGTCCGTAATACTTTCAACTTTGTTAATAAAACTTTCTAATATTTCTGTTGCCTTATCCCCACTTCTAGCTTCAACAAGTTCTTTATGTAGATCTTCTATATCTAATCCACGTAACTTTGCACCCGCCCACGGGTTAGCTGGATAAGTCACAACAGAAACATCAAATAATCTTGCTTCGTTTACTGATCTGTTTTGGCCACTTGCGTCAAACTCATCTTTGATTGCTTGAAATGCAAATGACATTTCATTTAGATCGCCACGTTTCATTGCACTAGCAACTTCTGCAACCGTAGGATTTGACGGATCTAATTCTGCCCTTACGAATAATCCGTAATCATCTTCTTCTAGTTCTAAAGTTCCAGAAGATGTTCTTGCTAGTGGTATTCCGTCATGGTTAACCAAAAATCTAACGTCATCTTGTTCTTGTAATGTTTTCTTGAAAGCGCCTTGTTTAATTGTTTCTTCGTAAACGCCTTTGCTATCACGCACACCGTATGCTTTGTCAAATACAGAAGCATAACCAGTAAACAACAAAGTATCATTATCGTTATCTTTGCGTTCTTCTACTGCGCTAAATGTAAAACTTCTATTTTCAGTTTGTCTATCCATTTCTTTAAGATTAGTTGACCTTTTTTGTGTTTCCATAGTGTTTGATATAGCCACAACTGGATCTAATACTTCTATATGTTGATTGTTCATACTTTTTTCTTCTTTCTTTGAATATCTTGGGTGTTGTTCTGGTAAAAGATCATTGTCACTTTTGTATGCTGGATTTTGTGGCCTATCATTTTTTAGTAAATAACTAAATGCACGAAGTCTTGCCAGTCCCCATGCTTGACGACTTACACCCGGACGGTGTGAAGTACTATATGCACCAAATCCACGTCTGACAACTGCTTTTGCAGTTCCCATTTTTAACTTACGCCATGTGGCCATGCCTTTTACATCTTCATTGTGTTCTTCTATTCTTCCCCTAATAGATTTTTCTGTTGCTTCACTAAACTTGATCCCACCTTTTTTACCAGTTGCAGATCCCTTTGGATTTTTCTTACTTCCTTTAATCTGATCTTTTTTTGGTGCTGGTGTACTTGGATCATTTCTTGGCTCATATTCACCAGCGTTAATTAGTTGTGCAATTTTTCTTTCTGCCCAATCATGCGCTTCCATTGGATCAGTCCACGGGTTAGACCCCCACAATAGAAATGCTACATCTGAAGCACGCCATGTGTCTGGATCATTAGGATTGCTTTTTTCACGATCTAAATCGCTAAGGTGACGTGCATGCCATGCACGAATTTTTACTATTTTATTTATACTAAGTTCTTCACCCTTAGCCATTATCCTTGCTTGTCTAACTGTTTCGTCAACAAGTCCGTCACCAGCTTTGTTTAAATTATCTAAACCACGTTGTGCATTATCTTGCATAAACTTAGGTGGTTTTCTATCTACTGCACGTTGTTCTGTTTCTGGATCTTGATCGTTATATTTTAATGTTGGATCATCTTCATCAGTGTGTTTGCCACCAGTAAGTTTTGTATAATCTTCCATTTTTTCACAAGGCATATACATTGTTTCACCATTAACTTCATGTGTATGAGTGCCAACACAACCTATTTCTTTTGCTTTGGCTAATGCTTCTTCTTCTGTTTTATAAAGATCTTGTTCTTCCATTAATCTGGCCTTACTACATGCAAATTACCAGTCCCACTGCTAGTTATGGCATAAAGTTCATTATCTTGTGGTATTTTCATAGTTACTGCACCATTGTTTGACAATTCATATCCAGTTCCACTTGTTACATCAGATCCACCTAAATAAATAGCAGATCCGTGTTCATTATGTAAATATATTTCTTGTTCATAATTAACACCGTCAATTACTTTTACTGGCGTTGAATTGTTTAATGCTTTTGCTTCACTAATCATTTTCTAGTTCAGTTAGATTTTCTGTTGGACTATGTTCGTCTTTCCCAAGTGGCTCAATAGTTGGATCAACCATTGCACCTTGTAAACCAAGATAAAATTTATCACCACCCGCGTACGGCTCTAAGTCCATTTTTGCCCTAGCTTCGTTTGGTGTCATCAAACCAGAAGATATTGCAACTTGGAAACTACGTACCCTACTTAACTGATCTGCACGTGCAAATTCAGAAGTGTCCATTTTTACAAATTGTTTGTTTGGTAATAATGTACCTAGTCCGTCCTCTATTCTTCTGATCCAAGGCAAGAGTGTGTGACGAATAAATTGCAAACCATTGCTTTCAATGTTGGAATATACGTTTGATCCGTCTTTAGCAAGCAACATGTGTGCTGGTATTCTAAATACTCTAGCTATTTCATTTACAATCTGTTCACGTGCTTCTATAAGTTCTGTACCAGCAGAAGCGCTTATAGCTTTCCATTTAAGCCCACCAGTTAATACTGCTGGTTTTCTATTTCTATTGTGATTACCTAACCAAGTTTCTTTCAATGTCTTAGCTTGTTCAGCAGTCAAATCTCTATCTGTTTCCAAAACGCTTGACGGTGTTCCACCTTGACCATAGAACTGGGCAATGTGTCTTTCCATTGCCAATGCTAATCCATACGTATTGCTTTGGGTACGTAATGGACTGATCCCAACTAACTGACCGGGATATTGAAACCATGTAAAATGCAACATATTGTTTCTTGTTATTCTTCTTGAATAGTCACCCTTAGCGCCTTGAAGCATAAATACTTTTTCACTACCTTGCATTTCGCATTTAACTTTTTCTGGGTGTATTGGTGTCATGCCAATAGCTCTACCTTGTCTATCTTTATCTACAAGAACAAACGCATTTCCGTGCATTGCAAGTGATGTAATTATTTCGTGAATACATTGAAAGATTGTTTGATTTTGATTTGGTTTTTCTAAAAACTTTGGCTTGTCAGTGAATATAGTTTTTTCATTATCGTATCTAACTGTTTTAATTGGAAGTAATGCAATACTATCTGCGATCAGTGAAATAGCAGAATAAACAGTTGAAATGCCCAATGCAGACATTTCATTAACTTTTTCACCAGTTTGGTTAGTTAGGCCACCCTCACGAAGTGCTAATAAATCTACTAGATTACCAAGTGCCGCGTCCCTATTTTCTGTTCTTTTGAATAAACTCATCTAGCTTGTAAATAACTTCCTAATATTATAAATGCACCACCAACTATATAAGCTAGTGAAACATTAACTGTATATACACCATAAATTATAAGTGCTACACCTAGTAGATCCGCGATTGTTGTTATATAATTATTCATAAGTTTATTATAGACACTTCTGGATCATCATCTTCTGGTGTAGGCGCAGTTATACGATCTAACATAAGCACCATTGCAATACATGCGTCAATCTTTCTTTTTGATCTACCCTTTGACAATCGCCAACCCATATCAGTTATTTTTTGTGCCGCAGACATAACTTGATCTGTAAATGTAGGATCACCGTCATGTCTAACTTTATTGTTAACAATCATATCGTATGCGTTACCGCACGCGGGTATCATACGTGAGTGGGTTTGTGGAAAGTTGACCATTGGCACGCCACGATCTAACAATACTTGTGCAGATCTTTCAAAAAACGCTGGATCGTATGCAACTTCTGTTACTTTGTATAATTTCATTAACTCTACAACAAATGCTTCAATTTCTTGATAATCCATATAAACTTGATCTTCTGGCTTCCATATCTTAGCTTTCATGTTCACAACTTCATTTTCGTCTTTTTGGCCATAAACAATTGCAACACTATCGTGACGAAGCGCCATATCTATACCAACAAATGTTTCTTCACCTTGTTCAAGTTCAAGTTGTGTATCTTGACAAGATAACCAATTTTCAGCTTTTATCCAGCTTTCTTCTTCTGTTCTAGTCCATTGATTAAGGTGATAGCGTTGAAACTCATTAAGTGGTAATGATTTATGCCTACGTCTAAGGTTTTCAATAGGCCACCAATCATTTGTTATTGCTGGGTTTACTTCTTCCCAAAGTTGCTCATCTTCTGGATCTTGATCATCTGTTGCGCCAATCCACTTAAAATAAAATTCTGGATCTTCTTGTTTACCTGCTTCTTTCAATAATCCACGTTGATACATCTTACCGGCCATACTATCAAGATCATGGCCAGCAGTAGTAATATTTAAAACCAAACCGTCCCTACGTTTCGCAGTGTTGTTAGATAATACATAATGGACACGTTCAAGGTTAATGTTATTCCACTCATGTATTTCATCTGCAATAAAACAACTGTTTCTACCACCGTCAGCAGTACCAGCTTTTGCCGCAACTCTAAATGCACGGCCAGAAGCGTTTTTTACTTGTATTTCGTTTTCGTAGGTTGTAACCATTTCTGATAGTAATGGACTTTCATTACACATTGTTTTCATAGTCCCAAACACTAGGTTTGCTTGTTCATACGAAGCCGCTGCAACTGCAACAAGTGGTGATGTTACACCAGATCCAAGTAGTTCATACAAACCAATGCAAGCACTTAGTGCAGTTTTGCCATTTCCTTTGGGCAAGCCCACAAGAGCTTCCCTATATTTTCTTGATCCATTTTTGTTTAGTTCATACAATTCATAGATTATTGCTTTTTGCCAATCATCAAGCAAAAATTTTTCACCGTAAAAATCGCCCTCACCATGAACACAAAAGTTTTCAATAAACTTAACAACACGACTACCCCTAGTTTCTGGTAAAACTATTTGTTGTGTTTCTGACATACTTCTTCTTCAGTTAATTCTTCATCAAGATCATCTAAAATAATATTGTCAAAAATCATATCTTTCCATTTTTAATTAGTTGCCATGCAATAGCGTTTATAACAATTATGACCATTACTACAATAAATGCGTCCATTACTTACTTAACTCATCATAGATTTTTTGTATTTCATTATTATGTTCTTTCGTTAAATTATCTTGCTTTGCTTTTAATGTAGCGTCAGAACACATTTTAATAATTTTTACAATTTCTTCATCTGCTAATTTGTTGCGCCATGCTACAACAAAGTGTGTTAATTCTTCCATTTATTCTTCTTCCTTTATTTCTTCAAATTCAGTGTCATGATCGTCAATGTATTCTTCTGGATCATAACTTTGATATGTTATTGTTAATTCTTCCCCAGCTTTGATATGTCTTATAGCCATAATAAAAAACAAATGCGTAAAGTTTATGTCACGGATCAAAACACAATTTGGATTATCTGGCGTATGGTTAACAAATCCACCAAGCGGTGTTCTAACAAAAATATTAGGTTTATCAACAAGAACATGTGACAATCCTAAGTTAGTTTGATTTGCTACATCTTTTGTGGCAAATATACCAAGTCCATGTATTTCTGATTTATCTACTGTTAAGAAACTTGGCAAAGGTTTATACATTTCTTCGTTATCCATTTTTTTCCTTTACTTCTGGTTTTTCTTTTACTTCTTTATTTTCTAATACTTTTAGTCTAGGATCTTCAATTTCTTTTTGATCATCTAGTTCTAAAAGTTTTTGTAGTTGTGCAAACCCGGTTTGTGCTTCACTATAAGCAATACCTAAACGTTGACGTGCAAGTGGTGTTAGGCCTAACTCTTGTTCTAATCTAAGTATCTTATCTTCTAACTTTAAAGTTAAATTTATTAATGGATTTACTACTGGTTGGCCTTTACTACCTACATCAATCAATCCAGCGCTTCCCATTGACTGTATTGTTCTGTTTGCACGTTCAGCTTCATCATAAAACTGAAATAATCTATAAAATGCTGGAAAATCTACGATCTGGGCAGTTTTAGCCAAATCACTGTCCCAATAGTCTTGCCATTGTGTTTTTGTTCTGCGTAACCAACGTGAATTAGGTTTTGGCGCGTCAAAAGCTACACCACCTTTAATAACGTTTAAGCTATTGTCCCTATGGCCAACTAATTTATCTTTATCTTTTGGTATGCGTCCCCTTTTACCCATGTAAATAACCTTAATTTATATTTTTACACAAAACTATATAAAACATTATACAAACAACATAATACTGCATAACGCTACATAACATTGCATATACATAAATATAAGCTAGGAAAAAATAACTAGAAATTTGGGCAGAAAAAGTGGTGCA